ATTCAGGAAATCATGACCTACCACGGCACCCCGCATAGGTTTGAACCTACGCCTGAGAACCCGCTGGGCGAGTTCATGGCCTCTAAGATTGGCACTGGAGAAGGCGCGCAAGCATATGGGCATGGGGTGTATCTGGCGGAGTCGCCCGAAGTTGCGCGTGGCTATCGCGGCAACCTTTCTTCAAGCGAAGTAATCCTAGACGGCAAAAACATTGGGCCGGTACAAACTTTGTTGCAAGGCCCAGCACAGGCTGGGAATACAGGAGCGGTCATTCCGGGAGTTAGGACAAGCGCAAAAAATCCGGCTTTAGATGCGCTGTCTCCGGCAGAGCGTGAAGCCATTGCGTTTATTGGCTCTGAGAAATCTATTGATGCGGCCATTGCAAATTTGCGCGAGCAGGCTGGGCAAGCGTGGCGCAGCGAAAGCGCCAAAAAACTGTGGAAGCAGCGCGCAGATACGCTAGAAAAACTGCGCGACCGGGTACAAGTGCAGGAAGGCGGCTCCCTCTACACCTCCGACCTCCCAGACGAAATGGTTGACCGCATGCTTGATTATGACAAGCCAATAAACGAACAAAATGATTATGTAAAATTGGCATTGGAAAATGCTGGGATTAACTCAGAATCATCTTCTTTAGCTGGACCAATGGCTCAGGGCCAAGAAAAACATTTGCAAAAATTTGGCATACCAGGCATCAAATACCTAGACGCTGGCAGCCGAGGCGCTAAAGAAAAAGCTACCCGCAACTTCGTGGTATTCCCCGGCGAAGAGAAAAAAGTCAAAATCCTGAAGCGCGAGTAATTTGCAAAAGCCCGTCTCTGACGCCGACCTTAAGAAAACAGCAGAGGCTTTTCTTGAGCTGGGCGCCACTCAAGCATCGATAAAACTTCGCATCAGCAACAATGCGCTGCATAACCGCTTGCGTCGGTATGAAGAGCAGTTCGGCGTCACCCTCCCAAAGCAGACGCAATATCGGAACAAGAACCGGCATCCAGAATTCAGTGTTCCAGACCTCCCTGAAGACGACATCCCCGTTGAAGAACTTCTCAAGCACCGCAAGCGCCAGTTTGCGCAGAAAGCCGCACACGAACAAGCCCGCAAATTGATTCCTGTTGAGGTTCACCTTGAGGGCGCTATAGCCATTCTCCACCACGGCGACCCCCACGTTGATGATGACGGCACTGACGTTGTAGCCCTTGAGAGGAACCGAGAGCTCTGCATCAAAACTGAGGGCCTCTTTGCCGCAAATGTTGGAGACCTCACCAACAACTGGGTTGGGCGCCTCGCAAAGCTTTACGGAGACCAAGGGACCAGCGCCAAGCACGCCTGGGCACTGGCTGAGTGGTTCATCTCCGAGCAGCCGTGGCTGTACATGATTAGCGGAAACCACGATGCCTGGAGCGGGGAGGGCGACCCCATCAAGTGGATTGCCCGCCAAGCCAGGGCCCTTTATCAGTCTAGTGAGGTCAGGCTAGACCTCCGTTTCCCCAATGGCCGGAGCGTCAGAGTCAATGCCCGCCATGACTTTGCTGGACATTCGCAATACAACCCGGTGCATGGGCAAACGAAGGCGACACTGTTTGGGGTTCGCGACCACCTTGCCATTGCTGGTCATAGGCATACCTCTGGCTATGGAGTCTTGAAAGACCCACAGACAGGCATCATCTCGCACCTGGTCCAAGTGGCCTCGTACAAGCTGTATGACCGTTACGCGAGGGACAGGGGCTTTCGGGATATGCACCTCAGCCCCTGCGTGGTCACGACCATCAACCCCGACCTCCCTGAAGAACATCCAGACATGATTAAAATCTGGTGGAGCCCGGAGGCCGGGATTGATTATTTAAAGCACCTGCGCAAAAAGAGACGTTGACCCACCCCACTGGTCTGCCATGGCATCAGCAATGCCTTTGAAAGTCTCGCTCCTCAGCTTCCACCTGTCTTCGCTGGGGGGCAGGCGGTGAATTCTCTGCTCACGCCCTTCAACGATATTTGTGGCCCTGAGCAACGGGAGATTCTTCAGCCATAGACAAGTTGCCTTGGTTTCGCCATGCCCAAACTGCCACGGCTGAATCACTTGGTCAGGCTTGCGCCACAGGGAAGACATGACGCAAACCGGATTCTCGATGGCAATCCTCGGAATGTCCGCCTTGGCGAGCATCATGAAGAATGACGCACCGGCCTGCTGCCCCCCCCTCATACGTTTTTCAGCAAAGTGCCGCGCCCCACTCACAGAAAGGTGAGTGCAGGGAGGATGCGCAATCATCAAGTCCCATGGATAGTCCAGCACATCTCTGACATCACCCTCGTAATGCGGCCCCTCGTTTTCAGTTGGCAACAAGTCACAGGACATGGCATCGTGCCCAATCGCCAAAAACGCATCACGCACGCGCCCGCTATATTCGCAGGCTACCAGAACCCTCATCTTTCCCTAGGGTCTTTCCCGGCCAGCATGGAAGCGTAGAAAAGAATTTTCTCCGCATCCCGCTCGCCCTTAAGGCCAAGCCTCCAGGTGTACTTCGCAATCTGCCCCCTGAGAAACCCTTGCCACTCCTTCTCCGTCAACTGCGCACGAATGGCGTCTATGCACTCCACCGCGCCCTGTGTGTAGTGGGATGGGCTGATTACTTCGTCAGTCATTCGTTTTCCCCGTAGGGCCTCCAACATTCTTGTAGGCGAAGCCGTGTAGCATTTTCCAAAAGCTCCCGCCCCGCGATTTCATCCCGCACATTCGTGACGCGGCACGCTGGGAAATTCCTTTTTCCCACACCATGACCCGAATCTTCTCGACCTGCTCATCGGTGAATTTACGCTGATTCATGTAACCACCTGTCGCGAGGTGTCAGGAAGTCCTTACCCCACTGCACCTGGTGCCGCCATGCCTGCCGGTATGCCGTTGCATGTTCATATTTGAGGCTTTCCAGCTTCCAGAGCCGCAGGCGCTCATATTCCTCCGCAGCGTGAGTGAACTGGTCAAACCATTCGGTGGTGTCCTCGGAGTCATCCTCCTGCCAGGCCTGCCACATCTCATCCTTTGATGGCTTGGCCTGCAGGGTCTTTGCAATCTCCCGCAGGCGCTTGTTCTCCTCACGCAGCCTGACAACCTCATTCAGCAGGTTGTCAGCAATCTCCGTCAACTGAGCTTGTCCAATTTCTGGGCATGCTCCTCGCACTTCTGTTTTGCTTCCTGACATGACACAAACCTCCCCAGTTGCTCTCTCCAAATCACCCCTGAATTGCGCGGTTGCCATACCGCATCCCACTTCCCGGAGACGGGGCGTATCCTGTAGGCCCCAGACTCCAGCCTGACCTTGTCCCGGCTACGCATCCATTTCATTGGAGCCCACCGGGTTCACATTCCGTGGCGGGAGTGGGTTCTTGTGGCGCCTGACGGCCTCCAGAATCCTCACCCCCAGCCCGTACTTGGGTTCCGCCGTATGGCCTGAAGCCAGCCTGGCGAACGTGTGCGCCTCGCACCCCACAATCTGGGAAGCGCGCTTGGCGCTCCCCGTAGCCTCAATGAATTCAGAACAAATTTGTTTCCAGTCCATCATAGGGCTCCCAACAAAAATGTCAAGAATCCAAGCAAAAATCCAGCAGCTCCGGTAGTCATATCAACCTCCTAAAACGGAACGTCTTCAAGCTTGTCGTCAATGAAATTAGATTGCACAGCCTGCCGAGCCTGTTGCATCCCCTGCTGGCGGGCTTCGTCCTTTTTTGTAAGCCTGAGGCTCATGTAGGTAGTGCCTTTTTTGCTTTTCGTCAGCCAAGCCGCAACAGAGTAATCTTGACCATCGACCGCGATTTCCCCCCAGTAGTCTGGGTGCTTGTCAGTCTCCTTGCGTCCGTTCTTGAACAATGCACCTGCGTTGTCTTTATTCATGTTTTTTCCTTCACTTGCTTAAGCCATGCCTTCACATTCTGGTTGAGCACCGCCCAGACCAGCGCCTTACGTTCAGGGGTGGTCAGCTCGTCCATCAGTTGGATTGCGACCACTTCATCCTGATTGTTGAATGCCTCCTCGAACATGCTTTGGTATTCCAGTCGGGCCTGAGCCGCTGCCTGCTCCAGCTCCCGATGCAGAGCCTTCTGTTTGGTGTTCAGCCTGCTGAAAGCCTGCTTGAACGCCGCCTCATCCTGTGCCTGTAGCGCGAGGAGAGGCCAGCCATCGAGCTTTGCCATTGCGTCCATGACTACCCCAAGGCCGTTAGCCTCAAAGGGCTCAGAACGCTCCTCAATCGGAAGGTCCTCTCCAGCGTAGATGTAGAGTCCTAGTCCGTGCAGGGCGATTGCCTTGACCAGACACCGCTGGATACTTGTGTTGATGTGAAAGCTGTCCGGCTGGGCGATGGGCCTGTTGCGGTTGTCCAGAACCGGGTGGAGCTGGGAAAGGGTTATGCCATCAACGGTCACAGCTACCTCAACAAAATATCCGCATTCGCTCTTCAGAAACGGCAGGCCGTCAAACCGAATAACCTCCCATGTTGCGTCAGGCGCCACCCGCCGAAGCTCTGCAACCGCATAGGCCCACGACAGGTAAGAGAATCCGTTCTTCTTCTCGATTTTGGCGCCGACA